GACCTCCTGGTCGGGTAAAATTTCGGATTCGGATTCGGATTCGGTCTCGGTTTCGGGTTCGATAGTCTCAGGCTGTGTAGACATTTATGGTAGGTCGAGGAAAAATCACGTGCGAAATTTCGCACTTTACCCAAAATTATTTTCTCTGTGTATAGTACAACAACATACAAAATGGCGGGTGGTTTAATGCAACTCGTGGCATACGGCGCACAGGACGTCTATCTGACAGGTAACCCCAAGGTTACATTTTTCCAGGCGGTTTACAAGCGCCACACTAACTTCGCTATGGAGAACATCGAGCAGACCGTTAACGGTACTGCCTCCGACTCCGGCCGCGTTTCCGTCACCATTGCTCGCAACGGTGACCTCGTCTCCGACATGTATGTCGAGCTTAAGGCTAAGGGCACCATCGTCAAGACTGCCGGTAATGCCAACGACGACTGCTGGGCCGCTGAGCGTGCGATCAAGGATGTCGAATTATCCGTGGGTGGACAGCGTATTGACAAGCACTACCAGCGCTGGTGGAGGCTTTACTCCGAGCTTTACCTCGATGAGTCCAAGAAGGCCACTTGGGGTAAGATGACTTCCCCCGCGGTCGACGATGGTCAGATGTTCCTTCCTCTGATTTTTTTCTTTAACCGCAATCCTGGACTCGCCCTCCCACTAATTGCCCTGCAGTACCATGAGGTCAGAATGGATTTCGATTTATCTTCCGAGTTCTCACTGTATACTGATAACAGCACCTTCAAGGTCTGGGCTAATTACATTTACCTCGACACTGAGGAGCGTAGGCGTTTTGCCCAGAAAGGTCACGAGTATTTGATAGAGCAGGTTCAGCACACTGGCTCCGACGCTATGGCCGCTGCCGGTTCCACCAAGCAGATCCGCCTCTCTTACAACCACCCGGTCAAGGAGCTGGTTTTCTGTGCCGACCATGGTTCCGTGTCTCGCGCCAACCTCTGGAACTTCACGTCCTCCACGGAGGTCGTGACCACCGACGCTGCTACCGGCCTCGCGGTGTCGACCTCCACCTCTATCCCCACCGCCCTTTCAGGTGCCCCTCAGCTTCAGGTGGCCAAGGCGGCGGACGGAGGCACCGTTGCCTGGACTGAGGAGGCCGCCGGTCCCATCGACACCTTCAAGCTTGTTCTCAACGGCCAGGACCGTTTCAAGGAGCAGACTGGCAAGTACTTCAACGCCGTGCAGCCCTTCCAGCACCACAGCGGTTCCCCCGTGCCCGGTGTTTACGCGTATTCGTTCGCCCTTAAGCCCGAGGAGCATCAACCGACCGGTACCTGCAATTTTTCGAGGATTGATAACGCTCAGGTCGCTATCAAGACCAAGGCTGCCGCTACCGCGCTGAACCTTAACATGTTCGCCGTGAACTACAACGTCCTCCGTATCCAATCGGGTATGGGTGGTCTCGCCTTCTCTAACTAAATACTCATACGAAGTATTTCATAAATATTATTATTTCACTTTTAAAAATTGTTCTTACACATTTTTTTAAAAATGAAGGTTCAATACATTTTTGACTCCCTCGACTTTTTGTAACGCTTTTTTTTTGTTCCAAATTTCGTAAGGTGTCCGACCGGTCGGATCAGTCGAACGTGCAAGAAGCATTCTCGTCGTCCCATGCATCTACACTGTTACATGAAATAGTACCCCCAAACAGTTCATACACCCAAGACCCGTCTACGAGTTCATCTTCGATAAGTTTTTCTTTTAATTGTTTAAGTTCAAGCATATTAATAGACAGAAGTTCCTTTGAACGTTTATAACATTCCGAGACAAGATCACTGATTTCCTTATCTACCATTAACGCAGCTGTAGGTGACAGGTTCCTATAATCGAAGTTGTTAATACCTAGACCATACGTGGTAACCATTTCTCGAGCGATGTTATAAACTTGGGCATAGTCTGAAGAAGCGCCCGTGGTGATATTATCGGCTCCGTATATAAGCTCTTCGGCTGCGCGTCCACCTAGAGCTACGACCATCTGATTCTTAAGATACTGTTTTGTGTAAAGAGCCGATTCTGCATTCTCTTCCGAAGGCTGAAAGAAAGTCACACCGCCGGCTGCACCCCTAGGGATGATAGACACTTTACGCACACGATCATATCCCGGAATGACTGCACCCGTGATAGCATGCCCCGCTTCGTGAAAGGCGATGACCTCCTTTTTATGTCCCGTAAAAGTCGTATCACCCTTTGCACCTACTATCAGTCTCTGGTATACATCGTCTACTATAGCTTCCGTGATAGTACCATCTCCATCTCGAACCCCCCGAATAGCGCACTCATTCAATAAGTTAGCGAGTTCAGCACCTGAAAACCCCGTCGTTTGTTTCGCGAGAGATCCAAGACTTACACTTTTATCGAGTTTCTTACCTCGAGCATGTACTTTAAGAATCTTCTTACGACCCCCAACACTGGGTAAGCTGACCTGAATCTTGCGATCGAATCTACCTGGGCGAAGAAGAGCTTCATCTAGAATATCACTTCTGTTAGTAGCTGCTATGACTACGATTCCCGTGTTTTCATCAAACCCATCCATTTCTGTGAGAAGTTGATTGATAGTCTGTTCACGTTCATCATTACCCGGCATAGGTCCGGATGCACGCTTTTTACCCACGGCATCGATCTCATCTATAAAAACTATACACGGTTGATTCGTTCGCGCTTGTTCGAAAAGTTCGCGCACACGCTTAGCACCCACGCCTACAAACATTTCAACAAAACTCGCTGCTGAACACTGAATGAAGGGGACACTAGATTCACCTGCGATCGCTCGAGCGAGTAAAGTTTTACCAGTTCCGGGTGATCCGGAAAGAAGAGCACCTCGGGGGATTTTGGCTCCACTGCCCAAATAACGCTCAGGATTCTTAAGAAAATCAACGATCTCTTCGAGTTCGTATTTAGCAGAATCTATACCTTCAACATCGGTGAATCGGGTTTCTATAGCCTGTTCCATATCAAATTCGGCTGATTTAATAAATGGGTTAGGCATTCCCATTCCACCACCATCTTTACTTCCAAAGATGGCACGGAACATGGTAAAAGCATACAAGACGAAAAATGCTACAATTACATTTTCGGCAAGATTTTGTGGTTGAGTAGTATCTATATTGATATTAGCTTCACTATTGATAAGTGTCTCCCAGAACTTATCGGATTGAACGATCGCGACATCTCCGTAATTTCCATCCTTTTCCGTGAAAATCGCGATATTCTTAGAGGGTTTAATCAACACCTGGGGAAGCTCTTTCTTTTCTAGACTTTTCATAAATTGGCTATACGATTTCGGTTTATACTCTGATTCGGGTGACTTGTCTACCTTAATATTGGGTGCACGGAATAAACGTGGTACAGATAAACTCACAACAGGACGCATCTATGTTATACATTGAATTAAGTTTTAAGCAACTTAAATAAATCGATATATAATATAACATAATGACAAGTTCTTTGGGTGTAATTGGGTTGGGTTCTATCGGAAAAAATCTCGCACTTAACATTCAAGAGAAGCAGAAATTGCATGTGTATAACAAAACGTATTCTAAGGTTATCGCATTGGAAGAACAATCTGAGAACGTGTTTGGACACGAGTCCATAGGTAAAATGGTAGATGCGATGAAATGGCCGCGTGTTATCTTTACAGCTCTTCCTCACGGGGATGCAACAGATGATACTGTTAAAATTCTACTCAAACATTTGAGACCTAATGATACAATCATAGATTGTTCAAATGAATTTTACAGGGTCTCTAGAACCCGTGGATCTAAATGCAAGGTTCGAATGGTAAATTATTTAGGGACCGAGCTTTCCGGTGGTACCGTCGGTGCTCGTGAAGGTCCAGCTTTCATGATAGGTGGAACTAAGCATGCATACGAGATGACTAAGCCCATCCTCACAAAGATATCTAACAGACATACGTATATGGGAGAAGATTTCGGTGTCGGGCATTTTACAAAGATGGTTCATAACGGGGTGGAATACGGAATGTTACAAGCTGTTGCAGATTTATACTCTTATTGCGGTCATGATGATACGCGTATGAAAGCTAGTCTAGAAAGGGCTATCGGTACAGATATGGATGGGTATATTGTGCGATCAGCTTTGAAAGTACTCGAGCAATACGAGATGGATAAGATTTCCGATGTCGCAGAAATGAATAATACTGGGTTATGGTGTTCTCAAGCTGGCTTAGAATACGAAATTCCTACACCTGTTATTAATTCAGCTGTTAATACTAGAATTACGAGTAAATACATAAAGTCTATTCAGACCAAGCAACATGCGACTTCTGCGTTTGCACCCATTTGTGGAATGAATACACTACGTTTTACATTCGCTGCTTCTCTTTTAGAGGGGTTTGATCTCATGAAAACACGTAATACTCATAAGCAGAGTGTAGTTGACGCGTGGTCGAGTGGTACCATTATCGAATGTCCTCTTATCGCAGAGGACTTATACACTATTATGGACAAACACATTCTAGATGCGCGAATTTTTGTGTTACATTGTATGACCGCGGGTGTACCGTGTCCAACCGTGCAGGCAGCCGTTATTCAATACGACTTTATACACCAACAGAAAACTTCGATGTCGTTTATTATGGCACAACGCAACTTTTTTGGACAGCATACACTTATTGAAGTATAAAAGATAAACGCGTTTTTAAAGTATGATTAAGAAATTGATTGACATGTTGTTAAAAGTGGAAAAACCCATGCTCGGGCGATGGTCGCTTAAAAATTGTAGTGAAATGTCGGCATCCATAAACTCTGTATATCAGAATAGAGATCACTGTGGAGATACGATATGCAAAACACCAAAACGAGCTTCAGAATATCCTCCCACTCCTAACAATATAAAAGATAAACGATAAGTAAGAATATGTTCGAGATTTACACAGATGGTAGCTGCCTTGGAAACCCGGGACCCGGAGGATGGGGCGTCATTTCACGAGATTTTAAACTAACAGGTGGATCTCGAGAAACTACGAATAATATCATGGAAATGACAGCGATAATAAGAGGGTTGGAACAGACTAAAAAATTTGGCATTGACGAAGTCCGTATTTTTACGGATAGCAATTATACCAAAAATGGAATCACTTCATGGATAAAAAATTGGAAGCGTAACGGATGGCGCACGGCATCCGGGACCGCGGTAAAAAATAAAGAACTGTGGAAAACTCTCGATACACTTGTTCAGTCTATAAAAATTGTAGAATGGCGCTGGGTAAAAGCCCATAATGGAAATGTGCAAAATGAACTTGTCGATAAATTGGCGCGTTCAACTGCCTATGAATTTCAGAATAATCTGAACGTAACATAAGTACAGGCCATGTCTGATAAAAATTCACTAGATGAACAGGTAAACTGTTTATGGTGTGAAAAACAGGAAAAATTACTAATACGCTGGGCGGAAAAGGGTGCGGGATATCGATGGCTTCATAATCACTCTCGACTTTTTTATAAAAAACAGAATGACTGGTTAGCGTACCCTTCGATTGTAATAGCCTCGATAACAGGTGTCGGTGGTTTTGCAGTGTTAAATCCGAGTGGTAACTCCAATGCAAGTAGTGATACTAGAACTCGTATTATGATCATCCAATATTTCTTTGCTTTTTTGAATGTTTTGGCGGGGATTTTAACCAGTATTAGTAAATTTAGTCAGAGTTTAAGTCTTTCGGAAGGACATTCTGCTATGTGTATACAATGGTCCAAATTCTATAGAAATATTGATATGGAACTATCATTAGATGTAAGGCATAGGGCAAATGTGGTCGAATTTGTAATGAAGTGTAGAGAAGATTATGATCGACTGTTAGATGAAGCACCTGACATTCCCGCAGTTTCTATACAGGCATTTCAAGTTCAGTTTCCTAATAAACCCAATAAACCTGATGTGTGCAATGGACTCAGTATCGTTGTGAACGATGAAACAAATTCTGTTATCGCCTCAAAACGAGCTGTTAATAGATGGTTAGGAGCCTTTTCAAATGTAAACAAAAGAAAAAGTAAAGATATGTCGTACCAAGACGACGAACTTAACAGGGTAGATTCTGTATGATCTCATTGGTCTTGTCGTACATTTTCTCGTGGTATCTGTTCGTAAACCCTTTCTTCAATCGTCCGTTTTCGATCACGTTCGATTTAAGTGAGTCCCATAATTCGAGTCGCTTCTCGAGAAACTCTTTGAACCTTTCGGGGTCACTAGTAGATTTATAATGAATCTTTTCACTATTCATAGCCTTTTCAGTTGCACTTTTTTTCTGTTCGTTATAAATTTTCATGCGTTCGCTGTATGGTACCGACATGAATACGAGCTCTTCTTTCTTATTCATTTGTATTTATTTAGTAGATGTTCTTTATGTATGATTAAACTGCATGGGTTCGATGGCGAGAGTTTCTCCCGATGTCGTGTCCATGAAAATCCATGCAAATACACCATGTATGACCCATGAAATGCCTAGCATGACCTTTAAAGCCTGCGCCTCTCGTGAAACCTGGATGGTATCATTCAGGACTAATTTGTGTTCGTCTTCGATCTCGTGCCATTCTTCACGGAGATCGTGAAGCTGGTTAATGAGGTCTGTAATTTCTTGATCCATGGTTTAATACGGCGTCTATTCTTTATGCACGAACTCCTGTGTGTGATCTACAAATAAACGTGTCGTACGTTTTCATTTTGCGATCTACGAATACAGGCATTCCATCAACGTACATCGAAACGTAAACCTTTTTATATGGTATAGAAAACTCACAAATATCCGGTAAACGCCTTTTCATTTTTGAAATAGGTGCTAATCTGACTTCATTATTTTTTACAGTGTCCTTCTCTACGTCACCTTCGATGCCTATACTACCAACGGGGGTGGGTATCATACATTTAAAAGCGCTCAAAAACCATCTCGACCACGTGACAGGGTGTATTGTAAATTTAACGCGCTTGTCTAGTAAATTTATAAATTTTATACGCAACGATTTATCTTTTTTAATATCGTC